AAGAAGATTTTTGATAAGATTACTCTAGCCATGAACCCTGAATTTGAAGGGGATGAACCTCTCAATCCCTTTGATTTCTGGAAGGGCGCTAATTTCAAGCTACGTATTCGGACTGTGGATGGTTATCCAAACTATGAACAATCGGTATGGGAAAACCCATCTGCACTGACCGATGATGCTGAATTAGAGTCCATTTGGAAGAAGGAGTATTCGCTTCAGGAATTTATTGATCCTAAGTCCTTCAAGACTTATGATGAACTCAAGCGGCGCCTTACAGAGGTTGTTGGGGCTCCTGTAGAAAAGGTGGTCAAGCCTGATGTTTTTAGAGCCACATCCAAGCAGCAATCAGTCAATGAAGAAGATTTTAGTGTTGATGATGATGAGGATGAAGATTTAAAGGCCTTTAAGGCACTTGCTGATGACTAATAAGAGGGGCTTTTAGCCCCTCTTTTTTTATGAATTGATACCAGCATATCCATAATGTGATCCAAAACCAAACTTTTCATTGACAGTTTCCATTCTACGATAGGTATCTGTAGAACTATATGAAATTGGTGAAAGGTTTGGTATATCAGTAAAAGCTTTTGTTCTGGGCCTTTCTGGATTATTAACATTCACTAATGGTTCTTGTGACCTTTGTTCTTGTACCTGGGCTGGTTGTTGATCTTCTTTTTTTGTTTCAGCCAAATCCTCAGGTCTGGTTCTTGTTTGTGGAGTTATCTCCAATTTATTTTTATCACTATCATATTGGAGCTTCTCGTTACTGTTAACATTCACCAGTGGTTGGTCTTCATATCTTAGTTGAACATTTTCTCGGCCACCAGTATCTCGCATTTCATTAATTGGTACGGCCGATAGTTTACCTGGGTCTTCAATATTATCAATAGTATCGCCTAGGGCCGCAGCGGCGACTTCGGCACTAGCAGGTTCACCAGTAGCAGTTGAATCTGATACTTTAAGATAATTGGGCAATTCTTTTAATTTGCTAGGATCTTGATGTGTAATTTCTCCTCCAGGACCAATATTAAAACCTTTTTCTTTATATCCTTTTATTTCTTCTTCTAGACCCCCTTTAATTTTTTCTTTTATAAATTTTTCCGATACGAATGGCATTTTTTTACCGGATTCTAATTGTTCTGCTTTATCGGCAGGTAAAATACCTGGGTTATCATATATTTGGTTAACCAATTTTTCAGTATTTGGCATCATATATTTTGGTGCTGCGGGTGCTGTTGGTGTTGCTGTCGGTGTTATTGCTTGTGCTTGAGGCTGTGCAGGCACTTGCGTTTGCTGTTCGAGCTGTTTTTGTTCGGCTGGACTAGTCCATTTTTTTCCTGTAATTGGGTCCACTTCTCTTAAAAAATTAGGATCTTTTGGTCGGCCCATATCATCAAAATACTCAGGTCCTGTATATGGATTATTTTTTCCTGGATGTGATTGATAATGATGCGTCTCATGTTGGCCATATATATTTGATCCTTTATAAAGGCCTTGCTTGGTTGCAAAATCACCAAAAACATCATGAGGACCCTTATTTAATGGTAATTGATTGCCTTGTTTATCATAAAAAACAACATCTCCGGCAAATCCAGGCGTATGCTGTGAGTTTTCTTTATTTCTCATACCTCCTGGCATTCCAGGTAAAGGGTGTCTAGCAGCACTTGTTAATCCTGCTCTAGGTAAATTATTTTTATCCGCATAATCATTATATTCTTTTATCGCATTTGCAAATTGTACCGATGTTTTATCATTTAAACTGGATATGCTATTATAACCATATTGTTTCATTATATTTGCACTACTACCAATTGTAGAATTTTGTCTTAAATAATCTTTAGCCGATTTAGCATCTTCAAAAATGCCAGATGGACCTGTGTTTATTTCTTTTGATTCTACTTTTGTAGTTTCTTTCCTGCTAAATTTATCATTAAATTTATCTACACCACCCATCTTTTCAACGTCTTGTGTTATTTTGGATGCAAATTCATCTCTTTGGTCTGGACTAATAGACCTATATTGTTGAATTATTCTCGTATCAATGCCTTGTGGTAATGCATTTTTCGCTGTTTCTGAATCTCCCTGTGGCACAACATCTTCCGCGCCCATACCTAATGATCCTGTTAACCTACCAGATATTCTGTTTTGGTGTCCTGGAAGGCCATAAACTCCTGTTCTAAGCGCATTAGGAATATCTGCTTCCATAGCTTCTTTTGAGGAATCAATTCTACTAAACTCTTTCAAAAATTTTTCAGGATCATTTCCAGAAAGTTTAATTGCATCTGAAATTCTTCCTGGAGTTCTAGAATTGTTTGTCGATCCTTTCCCTTGTTGTATTTCTCTGTCAGCAAAATATGCAATAACTCTAGGATCTTGGGCCATATTTTCTGGTATTCCAGCTTTTGTCATCCTGGCTTGTGTACCAGATATAACATTATCTTTATACCAACTTCTTTCAGCCTGAGCTAATGCTTCTGGATTAGAACGAGCTAGGTCTCTCCATTGTTGGTCAAATTCAGCAGAACCTGGCTTTGCAGTTAATTGATTTTTGAATTGTGGGTTTTGTGAAAGAAAAGTATCAATTGACCTAGTTCCTACTGGTCCTCTAGTGTTAAGACCCAATCTACCATAAGATTTTGATCCTTCGGTATCATTTGATACATTTTCAGACCCTCTATTGCCTGTTTCTAATCTACCTGTTATTTTTATAATTTTATCTATACCAGCGTCAGATAGTACTCCAGTAGAAATATATTTACCATATTTTTCATCACCTGTAGCAGCTATAAGCTTTTTTAAAATAGAAGGTTCTGCTTGTGATGGTGAGGTTCTTCCACCAGTTCTTCTTCCAACACCCAATCCACCTAATTCACCCTGACCTGTCCTTCCACCTTTACCCGCTTCTTCCGTATATTGTGTTCCTGGAGCAACTCCAGCGGCTGTACCTCCACCTTTACCAGCATATCGTCTTGATGTGGCCTGGACAAATCCAGATACATCAGGGTCCGATCTTTTATAATAATCTGGAAACAACCCAGCAATCTGAGTGGGTGTAAGAGTGGTCAATAATTGCTGGCCAGACCTACTTTTAGTTAATTGGACTCTATCTGAAATTGAAGTATTTTTTAATAGTGTTTTGTAATCTATGGTAAGATTTTTAAAATCTACTGCCATTCTATCTTCTCATTGCTTGGGCTCTTTGGAGCGATTTTTGTTGTTTTATTTTATCTTCTTCTTCTTTAATTAGATGACTAAGCAAATCAATATAGATATATCTCTCCCATGGCATCATATTTTCCAAATCACTCAAGTTATATTTATGATGTTGCATCAAAGCAAAGTTTGTTCTAAAATAATTTATTAGATTATCATACCCCATCATCAGAAAAAAAAACTGGCAAAATTATCATATTTTATCTTATGGTCAAATCCACAATGGGGGCACTTAGCTTCGGCATTGACGACAAAACTTGGAAAATTATCTACATATTCTTCCAGCTTCTTAAACTGGTCTTGTGTTAAACCCTCAACAAAGTTTCTTATCTCGTTTGGTGTAAAATCTTTGCTGGTGTAAACCTTATTTTTATCTATTACCTGGTCTATGGAAGCAGATATAATCTTGATCTTTTTTTCTATTGTTATATCATCCTCACCTAAGGTTTTCATCACGGCATATGTGGGATATTTCATCTTCAATTTGATACTTCCAGATAATGTTATGTCTTGTTTTATATCTGAATTTTTGACCAATTCACATTTTGTTATATCAATTTGGGCAGCAAACCTACCACCACATGGATTATCATCAACTATATTATTACAGGTGAAATTAACATTAACGGTTTCACCAATAGATTTAGCCCTAAGAGCAATGAAAATATAGTCAATATCAAAGAAGGGTAGATTATCAATGTTTGTCCTGTGGCCTTCAACAATACAGTTATTAATAACCTGTTTAGTTGTGTTAATAATTTCCATATTATCTTTTGATTGGGCCGCAATTAGTAATAGCTTTTCTTCTTTAACGAGAAAAGGCCTAACAGTTATTTCTTTACCACTTGATGGTATTTTAATTTGATATGTTGGTACATCTATTTTTGGTATCATACTATAACCTCATGATTAAAAGATAGGATCAGTCCCATATAAGTCTGTGAATAGGCCTTGACCATTATATGAAACATTATCCTTATTTTCTCTATACCATTTAGTATAGGTAAAATTAACGGTCAGGCGCAAAAAGTTATCATCCCCCCATGTGACAGGCTGGGGATTAACGAGAATTGGAAAACAATCATATAATGTAAAAGCATAAGAAGGATTACCCACATCATCTATCTGATACATTTTGATAATTGTGGCATAATCATCTCTAAAATTGAAATTGAATGTGGTTGTTGGATTGATTAGTTCCATCCAATCATCAAAGAATTCCCTTTCATATGAAGCATTCTTACATAGGAATGTCATATTGATTGGCATATATTCGCTTCTATGTGGAATTTTGAATGTTGGGCCATAATATCTTATTTCTAGGTTTTCAAAGCCTCTACCTGGAAATTCTGTGGCTTCACACAAATATGTGAGGTCCTGAGAAGCTGATAGGGTATCAATATTGTTATTAAGATAATTACTTTGTGTTAGTCCTGTTGGTAAAGATATCATAACAGCATACCTACAAGACCTGGCTAATCCTCCAGAATCATCAGAATACGACTTGATGGTATTCATATCTAAGGTTGAAGGAGCATTATTGATATTGTATGATGCCATTTTTTATCCTTTTGTTACAAATATTTCTACTGGCAATTCTATTGCTCGGTCCCATTCATCCGCAGTTATTTCAATAAATTTGCTACGGACCTGACTAAAAAGATACCTTTTAATACAAGGCCTCATTTCGGTAGCCAATCGTCTCGTTGATGATAAAAGGTCATATGATAATCTTAGACGAGTTGTCTTATCATACTTGTTATTATTAGCAAACTCTTTAAGTCCATTCAATAGTGCCAACCTCTCATTTCCTGACAGATAATGTAGATTTAAACCAAGAA